AGCGTGACGCCGCTGTGCTCAAACCCGATATAGGTTTCGGGCTTGAACCCCTTCTCCCAATAGTCGGCAATAGCCGCGTGCAGCATAGTGCCTTCGTTGGCATAGTCAGAGCTGCCTTTCGGCGGCACTTTGTTTACAAGGTTAACACTAGCGGGGCAGTTGATCACGCGCTTGGCGGTCGATCCGCCGACAATGTTACTATGCTGCATTGGGTGGTGTCCTTTACTGTTTCTGATCGACCCTTAGATGATGTCGAGCATTACCGCAACAAAAATCAAACAGACCGCTTCAATTAAAAACGTGTGCATCAGTCTCCTCCATCATCAGCATAGTCGACGGGGCTTTCATTGTTATCAAGACTTATATACACGCGGTGCTTAAGCCATTCCAACAATGAAATCAGAACAAATTTGTCATCAGAATATGTATATGTTCTGACGACCTTATTATTGAACTCACACACATAGGCAAAGTTTGCCACGTTGCCGTCTTCGGCGTGTTTAAGCAGTGATTTCAAAGTTTGAATAGTTTCTGGGTTGGGCATAGCTTTGCCTATCTTGACAACTTCCATCATTCTTTCCCTTCCAATTGCGCCAGCTCTTCGGCGATCTGCGCCTCCAGCTTCTTCCAGTCAATTTTCTCTTGCACGCCCTCGTTGACGGCGGCGCGCAAGAGCGTTGCAAGGTCGGTCATGCGTGCGGCGGTTTCGGTCATCTGGTCGGCGATGTCACATAACTGCTTATAGTTCATCGTTCTGCCTCCATAGCATCTCCAGCGCGTCGTCGGCGTTGAACCCGTTGATCTTTAGTTCGGCAATGTAGTCGTGCCAAAAGTCGCGCGCTTGTTGGTCATAGAATACCGAGAACGAATTGTCGCGGTGCGCCAATAGGGTGATTACCTCGTGCTCATGATCGGCGTATAGGGTGTATGAGATACCCTCGAACTCGGGCACCGGCTCGAACAGGTCGGGGGTTAGTGTGTCCATTGCGTCTTTCATGGCTTGCGCTCCCATGGTCTTACCAGCACGGTCGGAGTGATTCGGTGCCCGTCGTTAGATAGGCGCGCCTCACGCTCGGCGGGGGTTAGGGTGCGGCGGTGACCGCTGGCCTCCATGCGCACTTCGCGTGCTGCGGTGGTCTCGCTCAGGCGCTCACGCGCCAGCTTGGCGTAGCCCTCTATATCTAGCCAGTGGTCGGGTTCGTTAGGCTCGCCTGACATGATCCGCCCCACCTTGGTCATGATCAGGTCGAGGCTCTCCTTCTTGTCGCACGACAGCCGGTTCCAATTGCGCGCGTTGCGCATGGTTGTTTTAAGGTGCTGCGAGACTTGCGCCGTGTTCGTGTAGTCCCCGTGCGTCTCGTGTCGCTCGTCAATAGGCGGTTCGGTGGTCATGGTCACTTGTCCTTTTTGTTGCGGGTGCTGATTGCTTTTGCTTTGGCTTTTGCGTCGGCTTTAGAGCTTGCGCCCCACGCTTTTAGTGATTTGAGCAGGCGTGTCGGCTCGCCGTTAGGCTTGTGCTCCGGCCCCTCCATTCCACCCATACGGGCAAGGAATGACGCGCGGCGGGGGTTGTCGCCTGATTTGACGGGTGCTTTGAGCGTGCCGCCTGTCTCATTGTGATATGACGCGCGGCCTTTTTCGTTCAAGCCGCCTTTCGGGTTCTTACCCTCTTTACGGGTGTAAGCGGGTGTTTTTTTGGTCACGGTTTGGCCTCCAATGTTGGGTAATGCTTGCGGGTTAACGGGTCCACGGGCGGTGCGGTGCCTTGTTTGATGGTGGCCGCGCACCCGCCTAATAGCAAGATTAGCAGGGCGCCAATGGCCGCGTAAAGCAGGATAATGTGCACGAGGGCAAGTTGATCATCTTTGTGTATCATTCTTTTTACTCCTTGCGATTTGATGCATGGTTGTTAGCTCTTTCGGCGTGGCGCGTTGCGCCTGTAATATCAAGAACCGTTGTTCCCATACATGATCGGGGTGCGCATAGGCTGTTTTAATGTGCTCAATTATCTCTTTTCGTTTCTCGTCGTCGGTCATCGCTCATCCCTCCTATAATAGCGTGCATGATGATACTGGCAAAAACTCTTCATGTGCACGGGTGCGCCGCATAGCGCGCTGTCATGTGTTACGTCACCCATAACGGCTTTGCATTGGCGCAAGGTGCTTGCGCTTAGCGTTGTGCGTGCAATGGTCATATCAGGCGCGCGGCGCGTCTCAGGCGGCGGCGCGGGTGGCTTAGGCGTGCTTATGCTGATACGGTGCAGGCCTATCGTGCTGACCTTCTCCCCGCGCGCTTTGCGGGGCTTATACACGGCATCAGGGCGCTTTGTATTGTGCACCGGCACTTTGAGCGTAACGCCGTGCCTATGACACCGGCCAATGATTGCGCTTTTAGACCTGCCCATTATGGCCGCGATGACGCGCGCTGTAGCGCCGGTGTTGACAAGCTCAATCAGGCGCTTGTGCTCTTTATCGGTCCATGGGTTAACTAATGGTGAGGCCATTATGCAAGCTCCTCGTCCTGCTCGTCCTCGTCCTGCTCGTCCTCGTCCTGCTCGTCGGGGTCCATCATGTGTTGCGCTATTTCATGCCAATCAACATCATTAAGAAAAGCGCGCGCATAGGATAACGTCAAATCGTTTTTGCAATCCTGCTCAATCAATTCCTGAGCGTATTCTTTCAGCGCCGTTTTCACTTCCCATATATCGCGGCGATGCAATGATAAATCGCGCAGGGTCGTGCCGTCGAACATTTCCAGATTAACGCGCCAAGTGGCGTAGTTTGTCCAACCATTGTAAGACATTGTAATTTCCTCTCATGTTTGGCGATATTGCCAGTGGGCGGCCGCTTATGACGGCCGCCGGCTTGCAATAGCGTTAGGCGCGCGCCCATGAGTGATAAGGTTTATCGGATCCGATCACGCTCTCGCGCAACGGCATGATAATGCCAAAACAATTATAGGCAAGATCGTGCTTCTCGTCGCCAATGCGCACGATCGCGGGATTTTCGCCGTTTTGATGAATGTAGATAGACCCGGCGTCTAGCAGTTTGGCCGCCTTCTTAAACAAGATTGTATTGTCGGGGTCGTATTGCGCCGGTGTTTGAGTGTCATATTCCGCCGGCAGCACGCGTCCATAAGCCGGGAATGTGCCGTCGATCGTTGCAGACTGGACAGACTGGCCGGCATAGTCGATCGTTACGCGATCGTTGACGATCGTGATCGTGCAATCTTCAACACCGCGCGGCGCCTTAATCTGGTTGATCAGCGTTAAGGGGATGATACCGGCGCCGGTAACGTCGGCAGCGTCGACGCATTGCGCTGCAAACAACACTTTGCCGTCAGTGGCCACAACACGCGTTTTGTTGTCCTGCTGGTGAACGTAAACGCCGGCCAGATAATAACGATATTGATCCTTAGACGCGAACAGTGCGGCTGCTTTCAAGAGTGCGATTTTCATTGTGTCTTTTCCTGTCTTTTCGTGTTTGGCGATATTGCCATGCGAAGCCCGAACCCGTCGGGCTTCTGATTGCAATATCACAGCCCGGCGAGCGCTTCCGATTTGGTTTGCGCTTGGCGGATCACGTCTGGTCCGCCGGTAACAGGGTCGATTTTTTCAGCATCCCATACGAACCATTCCACAGCGTCAAAGCGTGTATGGATTGGCGCGACTGCGTAACGCGAATATCCGCCGAACAGTTCTTTTTTGGCTGCCAATTGGCCGGCAAATTTTGAGTTGTTGTTGATCATGGTTCAATTTCCTTTAATGTGAAGCGCGATGCCAAGCACGGCGGCGGCGATTAAGAACGGGCCGAATATGACGAGAGCTGCGAGCGTGTCTTGTGTCATGACGCAGCCCAAACGTTTGCGAGATATTCGCCTTTACGCGGCATAGCAGCATAGTGCACTGGGCCAAACCGTTCCCATGCCTGCGAGCGCACCCAGTTGCGTGCAGCGTCTAATGTGTCGAAACGTTCGCGCACAACTTCTTTAGTGCTCTCGTCGCGGATTGCGCCAGTGTAAGTGCCGTATTTGTTTTTAAACGCGTTAATCGTTGCAATATGCATTGTCTTGTCCTTAGCGGTCGTTGGTTGATTTGACGACGACGAACTGGTCATAGTCGGCGCGGACGTTGTAGTCATCGCATGCGCGATTTGCGCAACGAATGTCGTCGAACTGGCCAATCAATTCGCCGGTATGCTGGTCGATCACGCTATAAAGTGTCTTTGTCATGGTGTCGTTTCCTGTCTTGCGTCCGGTCTCGCTTGACCGTAATTTGACTATCACACAGCGCGCTTGCGCGCGCAATCGCGTAAAAATACTTACGACTTTAGTCTAATGCGTCTTACGGCGTGGGATTGTGGCGAGAGTGTGGAGCGGTTAGTCATTTTTAATGCGGCGGATAGTGACGGGATGACTAGGCAAAAATGGTCGTATTTCCAGCGGTTTACAGTTTTCTAGTCATAGTTAGTCATTTTTGACTGATGGTAAAGGTCTACCCCTAAAATCGTTACGCTTCCGTTATGCTTTTTCCTAGACAGCGACAAAACGCAAATGACTATATCGCTATTTGACTATTCCCGATCCGCCACCATCCGCCACCATCCGCCACCATCCGCCACCATCCGCCACCATCCGCCACCATCCCGCCGCACGGGATTTAATCCCAAAAGTAAAACGCAATCCCGCATTGCGCAACACAATCCCACAGGCAAGGACTGTGCCAGTTGCGCGGCAAGCAAGAACCGTGCCAGTCCCACAGGCAAGGACTGTGCCATGTGGCAGTGCACCATTTCTGTT